TGTAGGCATTTTAAATGCTCTTGTATCATTTTTAGCTTGTCGCTGTGTCGTAATTTCTTGTATGCCATATTTAGTTAGCATATTGAAAACAAAGTCTGCTTCGAGGTATCTTTGTTCTAATTCATATTTAGTCATAGTTTTTTTATTTGTTTTAATTGTTCTACTGAATATCTTGATTGGTATTTCCACATACGGTTGTGAGTGAACTTACGTGCTTTGCTGAACGTAGATTTTTGAGAGTGCTTGACTCTTCTGTATTCTGCATCAGTAAGCCCACTACACCTGCCGTTGTGTAAGGTTAGACGCCTATGCTCGTCTGCCTTTAGTTTTCTTTGTGCTTTAGCATAAGCGCACAGTTCTTTCATGTTAGTTACTTTGTTATACATAAGTGTTATTGTTTATAGTGTAAAACTTGTTGTAACTATGATAAGATTTTTCGAAATAGTATTTAGTATAAGGAACTTTAGTAAGTAAAGTGTTATTGTTTAATAGTATTTGATTGTTAGGTAAGAATTTAATTGTTTGCATAGTATTATTTATATATATTATCTGTTAGTAATTATATTTTGTTTGTAAACTTCTTTGTTTAATCTTCTATACCACTCGTCTTCGAGTAGTTTAATTCTTTCACCAAATCTTCTTGCTTTCGCAAATCTGTATAGATCTTTCTTCATATTATAAACATTTATGAGCGTTAGTTAATGCGTAGTTTGCTACACTTTGACGCCATTCCCACTCGCGCTTGCGATATTCATAGTCAGTACACCATTTTTTCATAGATCTACTGTTAGTATTAGGATTGAAGTTAGCTTCAAACTCATCAATTTGTTGTAGCTTTTTAGTGATTAGACCTTTAGCGTCTAGTTCTTTAAATTTAGTATCTTTAAATTTCATAGTATTATATTTTAGTAAAAGTCATAGTATATATCTAACACTTTAGACTTTTGTTTTTGAGTAAGTTTATTATAATGCTTGTCGAATAGTCGCCAAGATATTTTTAGTAAAGTATAAGATTTAGTACACATATTATTTTATTATATTATCTAGTTTATTAATTGATTTGTTTGTAGTTCTATTGTCATTGTTGTAAGGATGTAGTGTGTCGAATAGTAGTTCGTCAAAGTACACATCTCTTCCAACAAATCTTTTTTGTAATTTGCTATAGTATCTCATAAGAAAATGTAGCTTACTGTACTTCGACTACATTTCTTACTGAAACTGGTACACTTGTTGATGAAGTATAAGATTTATACTTAATGAAACATGGCATAGTTTCTAGTTTACTTTTCATAATTTCGAATACTTTATCGTGATTATAAGTTACTGTTTTACCATTTTTGAAGTTGACAGTAATGTTTTGATTTTTACCGATTAGTGATTTTCTTATTACGAATCTTTTTGAAATTAAATTTTGCATAGTATATTTATTTAGTTATTATTAGTTACATTTATATTATCTGTAATGTGTTTGGTTTTGTTTGTAAAAGTTGTATATTTATTTAGTTGTTAGTAATGTTAGTAAAGTACTGCGCGAAATGTCATAATGTCATATATATGTCATATTGTCATTAAGACATATTGTCATAGTATTCAGTGACTTACTGTCATGTCAACTTGTCATATTGTTATAATGTTGTAATAACGTGGACAAGAATCATAGTGAGACATGGTATAATAAAAGTGATTGTGAATATTAGACCGATTGTTTGAGTGATATTATCTTTTTTAAACATAGTATTATTTTAAGTTGTTTTACATATATATTATCTGCAAAAAGCCTAATTCTGTCTGTAAAAATGCTAAAAAAAGGGCTAGGGGTGGCAAAAAAAGCTAAATTTTACAGAGAAAATGCAAGTGCGGTGCGGAGGGGGAACACAATTACTCTCTATTTGTAACGTTTTTTTAAAATAGGACATAAGCCTTATAAGGTATATAAGTAACAGTCTATTGTCACACTTGTAAAAACCTCACTTTATCTGTAAGTATATATAATATAAGAAATTAACAAAGAACTATGGCAATAATAAATTCCTACCCAACAAACGCAAGTCCAACAGAATCAGATTTATTGATAGGTACTGATGTATCAACTACTCCACCATCAACTAAGTCGTTTACTATAAAAAGTCTGGGCTCATTATTAAATCCTACAGCTCCAGCAACTGGAACAGGTACAGCTAACACCGTCCCCCTTTGGACAGGTGTAAACACATTGGGAGATTCACTACTAGTATATAACCCAGGAAGCAATAAATTTACTACTACAGCAGCATTTGGTACTACAAATACAGCTGGTATAAGCACTACAGACCTCGAAGCAACAGCTAATGTAAACTTCGGCGGAGCTTCAGTTGTAAGCATGTTGGGTAGTGTTACTATTGGTAATGCTAGTCTTGATACTTTATCTATTGTCTCAACTACTACAATAACAGGTCCAGTAAGAGATACTGCAGGTACTTTAGGTAGTGCTAATCAAATATTAGTATCCGGTGGATCTGGTAATTTAACTTTTGCCGCCGGTGATTTAGCAGCTACATTAGGAAGAGGTAACACAACAACGGGTAGTGATATTCGTGTCAGTGCAGGTGATGATATTACTTTTTCAGATACTAGTAAAGCTTTATTTGGAGCAGGTAATGATTTACAAGTATATCACGACGGTAGTAACAGTTATATTGCAGATACAGGTACAGGTGATTTAATTATATCATCTAACCTTATGAAATTCCAGTCAGATACAGGTGAACAAATGGCAAGAATGGAAGTTAATGCCGCTGTAACGTTATCTTATGATAATGTTACAAAATTTGCAACAACAACTAATGGTGTAAGTGTAACTGGAAACGCGCTTATTTCAACTATAAGTAATTCAGCGGTTGATACAGATAAGTTCTTAGTAGATGATGGTGGTGAAGTTAAGTATAGAACAGGTGCTCAATTAGCAGCTGATATAGGAGCGATAACAGGTGGACCTTTTTTACCTTTGGCCGGTGGAACAATGGCTGGTGACATTATATTACCAGATAATATAAAATTAGAAGTTGGATCAGGAACTGGTGGTGATCTACAAATATATCACAATGGTTCTGATAGTTATATAGATGACCAAGGAACTGGTAATCTTATTGTAAGAGGTTCTACTAATATACTTATATCTACGGCAAGTGGTGGTCAAATGGCACAATTCACTGATAGTGGTAGCGCTTTCCTTTATCACTCAGGTAATTTAAGATTATCAACAACGTCTGCAGGTGCAACAATAACTGGTAATCTAACCGCGACAGGTGATTTAACTGCTAGCGGTGGTGATTTAAGTCTCACTGGTTCAGGTACAGTAAAAGCAGATACAAATTTACAATTAAACGCAAATAGTGGTTCTCTTAGATTACAAGAAGGTGGTAATACAAAATTATCGGTTACTGCAACTAGAGTAAATATATCAACAGCTGTTATAGCTAACCACGCAAATAATGCAGCTGCTTTAGCTGCTGGACTAGTAGCAGGAGATCTTTATAGAAACGGAGATTCATTAAACATAGTACACTAGTAAAATTTACTAAAACCAAGTGAATATATAAAATATACCCGGCACGGGAAGTGCAAACCAAATATTAACAATTAAAACCAAAACCAATGACGTTTTATTATCAGACTCAATCGTGGTCTAGTCAACCACAAATAACCGAAGAAGCCAAGAAATTATGGGAGCATGTAGTTCAAAAGAAAAACTGGAGAATAGTACAACTACCAAATGGTTTCTACCAAACTGAATACCTTGACCCTAATGAAGAAGATACATGGGTCGATGTAACGAGACGCGAAACAATTGAAGGTGCTGAATCAGCAATAGATGCTTCAATTAACCACTATGAGAAAAAATTAGCTCATATTCGCGGACCACAAGTCGTTAAGACTTTTAAATAGTAAAAGTAAATTAAATTAAATTAAATTAAATTATGTCAGACTTAATAGTCAAAAACCTTAACTTTGGTGACAAAGCTAGGGAAGAAGTATTTAAAGGTATAACAAAACTCACAAATGCTGTTAGCTCCACACTTGGAGCTAGCGGTAAATGTGTAATGTTAGAAGATCACAATGGTAAACCAGTTATAACTAAAGATGGTGTAACTGTTGCCGACTCAGTAATATTGAGAGACCCTGTTGAAAATATGGGTGCCACACTTATAAAAGAAGCAGCACGCAAAACAGTTAGAGAAGCTGGAGACGGCACAACAACAGCAACAGTATTAGCTCATGCTATATTAGAAGAAGCTTATAAAGTTTCTAATAAAACAAACTCAAGAGACTTAAAAGAAGGTATAAACAACGGTGTTAAAAAAGTAGTAAAATACTTAGAATCAATTTCAGTTCCAGTAAAAGGAGACATGTTGAAACAAGTTGCTTCAATATCTACTAATAACGATGAATTTCTTGGATCTATTATAGCAGATGCTTTTAATTCCGTAGAAAACACTGGTGTTGTCATGATGGAAACAGCTGAAGATGGAAAAACAAGTTTTGAAGTTATAGATGGAGTTCAATATGATAAAGGATTAAAAAATTCTCATTTTATAACTAATAAACAAAACAAGTCTGCTGAACTAGAAAATCCACTAGTACTATTAATTGAATCACCAGTTGATACAATTAGACAAATTCAACCTGTGCTAGAGTACGTAATAAAAAACAATAAACCCTTGCTTATTATAGGCGATTTAGAACAGGGTGTTTTATCCGCTCTAGCAATGAATAAAATGAAGGGTAATATAAAAGTCAATGTTATAGACGCGCCTACATACGGGGTAAACAAACAGCAAATGCTACAAGATTTGTCTATGTTAACTGGTGCTACTATAATAAATGAAGACCTAGGCGATGATATGGACATGATACAAATAGATCATTTAGGTTCATGCTTAAAAAGTGTTACTACTTATGATAACACTATTCTTCAAATAGCTAATCAATCAGATGAAATAAAAGCTATAATTGAAGATATAAAAGAAAAAGTATTAAAAGAAAAAAATCCTAATTTAGTTGTAAAATTAGAAAAAAGACTAGCAATGTTAGCTGCTAAAATAGCTATAGTTAAAGTAGGTGCTAATTCTGAAATTGAATTAAAAGAAAAACTAGATAGAGTCGAAGACGCTATTTGTGCTACTAAAGCTGCTGTTAAAGAAGGCATAGTTTCAGGTGGAGGTATTGCTTTGTTAAATGCTGCTTTAAAAATGAAAGGAAAAAGTGATGGCGAAAAAGTTTTAAGCAGGGCTATATTATCTCCTTATAAAACAATACTACATAACGCTGGAATTCAAAACAAAGAAATACCAGCAAAAGAAAAATATGGTATTGATGTGGTTACAGGAAATATGGTACATATGATTAATTACGGTATAATAGATCCGTTATTAGTTACAAAAAGCGCTCTTCAAAACGCAGCTTCTGTAGCAACAACAATACTTTCCACTGATTGTGTAATCAATAATTTAAGAATAGATGAAGGCAATAGGTAGGAATTTAATTATAAAAAAAACAAAAGAAGGAACTACTAAAACAAAAGGTGGTTTACTTTTAGCTGAAAACCAAAGATCAGATGTAAGATATGTAGAAGCTAATGTTGTTTCGGTTGGTACTGATGTAGCTGGAATAAAGGAAAATGATACTATATTCTACGATAGACACGCTGGTCACACTATAGAAATAAATAAAAACTCTTATAGCGTTATAAAAGCTCAAGATGTAGTTGTAGTGACATGAGATCGTTAACAGCTAGTGACATTAAAGATTTAAGTATTTTTAAACACTATAGAATAATTAGAAAGTGGGCTTGCAAAAATAACAATTTAAATGATGCAGATCTAGAGCTTTTAATATATCTTGACTGTATAGGTTTTTTTAGTATAAAAGATTTTAAACAAGGCACGTATTCTTATAGTTGGGATACACGAAGATGGGCTAAATTAATAGATAACAACTGGGTTGTTATATGGAGGAAAAGAAATAGATCAACTCAAAAAAATAACTTATATCAAGTATCTTTTAAAGGCAAGCAACTAATAAAAAGAATATATAGAATAATATTAGGTGAAGAAGATTTACCTATAAGTAAAAGAAGAAATAAATTAATAGCTGGTAAAAGTTATACAGATAAAGTTTTAACTAAAGCTATATATAATGTAAACAAAGATAAAAACAGATAATATGGAAACACCATTAGGAAAAAATAAATTTATTGGCAAGCTTTTAGAAGCTAGAAAAGATGGTAAGTCTGAGTTTATAGTAGACGGTCAAACTTATCAAGTTGAAGGATCTGCTATTAAGATGGTTGATCAAATGAATCCTAGTTTGGTTCAAACTGTAGATCCTATGTCAGGTATGCCTAAACCAAACCAAATGAATCTATCGATGGTTAATCCTCAAGCTCTAGGATCTATGCAAAATAGAATATCTAATATATCAGGTAATCAAATACCAGGTTCTTTTAATAGAGTAGTACCTTCTCCACTTCCTAATAACCACGATAAAGACCTTGTAGGAGAAAATACAGACGAAATTAAAAAAGATAAAAAAGGCAGAGAATATTCTCTAGTCATGGAAGATAGTAAGAACTTTAAAAAAGGAGATACTATAAGACCTTCTAATAATGTAAATTTTAATAAATCTATAAGAAGCGAAGGTTATATAATGGGTGGTGATTATAAAGTTGACAAAAAAAATAGAATTAAAAACAAATAATAATTATGAATCACGATATTGAAAAAATCCGTAAAAATCCTAAGTTATCAGGACAAATAGGTGAAAATGCTGTATGGGACGGTCCATTAAGCAAAGTAGGTTTTCCAATGGGCGTTGGCAATAGTAATGGTATTACAGGTATGCAAGTATCTAAATATCCTTGCAAATACGAAGCAGGGCCAATAACACAAAAAGCTAAAGTATATAAATAATGAATTCACCATTTTTTAAAGGCCACGAACCTTTTCCAGAAATAAAAGAAGAAAACAAAGGTAAGTTTACTTCTTGGGTAAAAAAGAATATGCCAGGTAAATCTACCTGCGCTGCAGCGAGTACTGTAATGAAAAACAAAGATAAATATAAGCCAGCTGTAGTTAAAATGGCTAACTATGCTAAAAACTTCGGTTGTTCAAGAAAATAAATTATGATAAGTAAATCACCATTTAAACAAGACAAATGTGCTGAAGCTAAAGCAAAGAAAAAAGCTCAGTATATGTCTAGAAAATCTAAAACTACACTTAAAAAAGTTGATGGTAAATATAAAAAAGTAGAAGTACCTATAAGTGAAGCTGAAAATTTAAAAGAGTTTAACAGAGAAATAGGTGAGTTTGAGTGCGTTAACGGTAAGCTTAAAATAAAACAAGATCCCAACGATTAAAAATAAAATTATGACTAAATTTAGAGACGGCTTTATGATGAAGTCACCTTTACCTGCTCATGGCAAGTTAGAAAAGCAATTAGAGATTTTAAAAAATGATCCAGAATTAGCTGTAAAAAAAGGTTTAAGTACTGAAGGTCAAGGAGGAAAAGATTATGAAGCTATAGCTGCATTAGAGAAAAAAATTAAAGAAGCTAAAGCTAAACATAGTTCAGAAAGAAGAGAAAGCGATAGTGCTCAAATAAGAGAAGACGAAGATGCTTCTAGAGGCTCTGCAGCTGAAATGAGTCCTTTTGAGCAAGGTGGTTATGTTGGCGGTGGTATGAGTAAAAGCGATTATGCGCCAGTTGGAGATCTTTATCAAGACATGTTTAATAAAATATCTGGAGCTGCAGATAAAGTTATAAAAGCTAACGTAGACTACTGCGATGATGATGAAAACAAAGGTACTAAATACTATGACGAAAAGTGCTAAAAAATAATAAAAATGGGACACAAAGGACATTACGGAAAATATACTGGTAACGCAAAATGGTCAAAAGATCATGCACACACTAGAGTTACTAAAGAAAATTATAAAGCTACAGAACGAGACGACGCGGCTCATATTGACTATTTAAAGCGTGATATTATATATGATGCTCACCACGGTCACAGCGACAAAAAAATGACTTCTGATGAAAAACATATTTCTAAATTAGCAGGAGATATGAAATACGATAAAAAACACCATGGATCTGCATAGCATTTACATGATGAATTTACTAGAAAAAACAATATAAATCACAAATAAAAAATAAACATTATGCCAGATCATGTAAAACACGACGAAAAAACTGGTCGATTACACAATAGACCAGTGCGAGAAAAAGTAAAAATGAAAAATTACAAAGAATACAAAAAAAAGCAATACATTGACCCAAAAACAGGTAAATTTGTAGACGAACTACCTTCTACAAAAAAAGAAAAAAAAGATGGTATGCCTATGAAACATGGTAAAGGACCTCACATGAATTACTCAGCAGCAGAAATGGAATATAGCCCAGCTCAAAATCACCATTATGGTACTAGAAAAGGAGAGTCTATAAAACAAGAAAAATACAACTTAATGCACGATGATCCAGTAGCTAAAGATGCTAGTGGACGAAGAGACGTGTCTTGGATGTCAAAGCATTCACAGTCAAGAATGGGTGGATCTCCGCTAGGAAAGCATTGTATGTAAAACAGTAGAGAACTGTATAAAACTCAAAACAACCAATTACACAATTACACAATTTAAAACTAAAAATTATGGCACAATGGATTAATTTTCCTGTAGTAGGAGGACATGATGGAGGTGGAACTGTTCCAGCTGAGGACGGAGACAACTTATTATTAGCTGAAAGTATCGTATCTGTATCTGTAGCAGAAACTGCAAACAGAATGACCGCTACTTTAACATTACGCGCACCTACTGCAGCTACAGATGTATGTACTGTATTATGTAGTACAGATGCTGCTGCAACTGACCCTGACACGGCAAGATGTGATGCTGCTGGTTATGAAGCTCAATTAAAAGCAGCTATTAACAGAGCTATCACAGCTAACCCAGGTGGAGTAAAATCTACAGTAGGGGCACCTCAAAATGCTGTTGCTGGAGCTAAATATGACTCTGCAAACAAAGTTTATTTTAAATCATTTAAAATAGGTTAATAATGAAATCAACAGGTTTAGGAGACAGCGTAGAAAAGTTTACTAAAGCTACTGGTATCAAAAAAATGGTAGACACAATGAGCAAGGGACTAAACATCCCTTGCGGTTGTGAAGCCAGAAAAAAAACATTAAATAAAATGTTTCCTTATAAAAAATAATTATGGCTTTTAAAATAAATCCACCGTATACAATAGATAATACTCCAATATATCATGTAGATATGGAAGACGATGTTATGGGGAAAGCTAATAATAATGGAACAATTATTATAAATAAAAACGTTAAACCAGATCAATTGCCAGATGTAGTTGCTCATGAAAAAGTTCATATTGAACAAATGAAAAGAGGTGATTTAGATTATGATGATAAAAACGTTTATTGGATGGGAAAGGTTTATCCCAGATCTAAAATGAATGAAGGCGCTCATGATTTACCATGGGAAGCAGAAGCATATAAAAGAACAAAAAATGCCTAAAAAACAATTTAAAGATACTAAAGTCGGTCAGTTTTTAAGCAAAGCCGCACCAGGTATATTAGGAACTGTTGGTGATGTATTACCAGATCAAGGTTTATTAGGTATAGTAAAAAACCTAATACAAAAAGAGGATCCAGTAGTATTACCACCAGAAAATAAAGAAAAAGCTCTAAAACTATTAGAGCAAGATATGGTAGAAATGCAAGAAATATCAAAACGTTGGGATAGTGATATGAAGTCTGATTCATGGCTTTCAAAAAACACACGCCCAATGACATTGATATTTTTAACTGTTTCTATGATTTTTTTAATAATATTAGATAGTTTTGAAATAGATTTTAGCGTAGACTCAGGTTGGGTTGATCTTTTAAAATCACTATTAATTACTGTGTACGTAGCATATTTTGGTTCACGAGGCGCAGAAAAGTTTAAATCAATAAGTAATAAATAAAAATAATGGCAAATAATCAACCACACAGTTCACTGTTTGTAGTTCCAAGTGATACAATAAATATACCACAACCTGGTATTTTAACAACTGGAACTAATTCAAGTGGAGGATCAAACAACTTGACAGATGCTGGTCAAAACTTTACACCTTCAGTAACTAACGCTAACGGTTATAACGTAACAAGCGGTATTGTTTATCAAAGTTACACAGGTGCTTTTCCTGGCGCAATAAACACTGTATTAGGTGTAAATTCAGCAACTATTTTACAAATGGCAGGTTCTACTGCTGCAGGTGCTTACAATATATATTCTCCAAACCAAGATGGTAAAACTTCTTTTACTTTATTTGTAGGAACTGGAGGAGCAGGATCTACATTAAGAGTTTTAACAGCTGCAGGAGACGATGTTACATTAACTAATCTACCTGATTCATCATTTGTTCCTTTACAAGTAGTAAGAGTTTTTGGAACTGGAACAACTTGTAGCGAAATTTTAGCACTATACTAGTATGCCAGGCGGACCAAGTATGTTAGCTAATGCTAACGCAATATTAGCAGTCCCATTAACTATACAAGGTGGTGGAGGTCCTAGTCCTATTACATTTTTCATATTAGCGGAAAATGGTAGTATATGTGAAACAGAAACTGGTGGTAACCTAATGGTACAAGAAATAGCACCTTAAATAAATAAAAATATAAAATGGCAAATATAAAATTTTCAGCTTTTACCGCAGAAGCAAATCCTGCAAATGTAGATTTTCTTGTAGGTTATCAAGGCTCAACAATGAAAAGAATAGCACCTAGTAATTTAGGTAGCGTCACTAGTTTAAATGACTTAAGTGATGTTAGCATAGATTTAACAAATGATAGTGCGTATTTTATAAATATACCATCCGGATTATCTGGGGCTACTGGTAATTTAGTTATTGGAGAAAGCGCAGGAAATGCTTTAACTTCAGGAGATAAAAACATCGCTATTGGTTTTAGAGCAATGAATGAAAAAACAGTAGGTAGCGATAATATCGCAATTGGATATGACGCTAATAGATACCCTGCTGCTAATTCAAACGCTGTTGCGATAGGTACTGAAGCTGTATTTAATGCCACAGGAAACGATGCAATAGGTATAGGTTTCCAAGCAGGATATGCTGGTAATCAAGATGGTTCTGTTTCTATTGGAACTTCTGCTCATGGAACAGGATTTAATGCAAACGATGCTGTTGCTATTGGTAATGTAGCTGCATATTCTGGAGTTGCAGTAGGTTCTGTAGTTATTGGTAAAAGAGCAGGTTTTATAGGTAATGATAAAAGCAACTCTGTGTTAATTGGATTTGACGCGGGTAGAAGCGTTAATGTTAATGGTAATATATCAATAGGATATCAAGCTGGTTATTCAAATAGTACTGGAAGTGCAAATACAAATATAGGTCTTCAAGCTGGTTTTTCTAATACTACAAATGGTAGCAGAACATTTATTGGTGATGAAGCTGGTGCTTTTCAAACCGGTGGATTTAATACTGGAGTTGGTAGATACGCCTTGAGACAAGGTACAGGACTTAATAATACAGCTGTAGGAGCAAGTGCTTTAGTTGGTAATATTGGAAGTGGTTCTTTTAACACAGCTGTAGGTCAAAATGCTTTACAAGCAGGAAGTGCTAAATCAGGTAATGTAGCTGTTGGATGTGATGCCGCTAGGCTTGTTACTACTGGAGGTAATAATACTATTTTAGGTTATCAATCAGGTGACGCATTAACTACAGGTTCTAATAATATAATTATAGGATACGCAGCTGCAGCAAGCGCTGTAGGTGTTTCAAATGAAATAACATTAGGTGATGCAAATATAACAGCCTTAAGAATACCAGGATTACAATCAGGAGCTTCTGATGGAGATGTTTTGACGTTTAGTTCAGGTACTGGAGTAATAACTTTACAAGCTGCGGGTGGTGGTGGTGGTTCATATCCTTTCTTAATTGATACAGACTCACTATATTCAGGTTTTGTACCAAGTGGATTAAGTGGTAATCCACAATTCAATACAGTATTAGGAATTGATGCTGGAGACAGTTTAACAACTGGATTAAGAAACACCCTTATTGGTTATGGCGCTGGTAAAGGCACTGCTACTCAAAGTGCTCTTACTGCTATTGGTAGAGAATCTTCTTTAACTGGAGATAATAATGGTAGTACAGTTTCAATAGGATCAAGATCAAATAGAGGAGGCGGTAGTAATCAATCTGTTATTATTGGTGAAAGCGCGGCTTTTAATGGTGCATCTAGCAGCGCAGTTATTGTAGGTCAAGCAGCTGGTAATTCAAGTGGTGGTTTTGAAACTGTTTTAATAGGTCAATTTGCTGGAGCTTTTGGTGGCGCAGCGGCGCGTCAAATAGCTATTGGCGCCGGGCAAACAGGTAGAAGCAACACTGCAAATGCTCATATGGATGTAGGATATGCTGCTGGTTATTCAAATACATCAGGACAATATAATACAAACATAGGTCTTGAAGCTAGTTATTCTAATACAACTGGAGCAAGTAGAGTTGTAGTTGGATACGAAGCTGGACGAAATAACACAGGTAATAATAATGTGTTCTTAGGTAAAGCTACTGGTAAAGGTTCTGGTTCTGGTTCTCAAACAATAGCTATTGGACAAGGTGTAATGGAAACGGCTAGTCAAATAGATAACTCTGTGTTAATTGGAAATTATATGGCTGCTAACTGTACTTCAGGAGCAGGTTCAACTGTTGCTATTGGTACAAATTGTTTATCTGCATCTGGTTATAGCGGAGAAGCAAATACAGCAGTAGGTCATCAAGCCGCAGATTATTTAACATCTGGAGATCAAAATACTTTAATAGGTAGAGAAGCTGGTAAAGCTCTAACAACAACAAGTGATAATACATTTCTTGGGTATTTAGCAGGTAGAGGTAAACTTAGTGGAACAGTATCTGGCGCTAACAACGTAGCAATAGGAAGTGATTGCTATACGACAATGACTAGTGGAAGCAATAATGTTGTAATAGGTTATAGAACTCTTGGTGGTGTTGGAGAACAGTCTGGAACTAATAATGTTTTTATTGGTCAAAGTATTTACTTTAATTCATATTTTTCTGGAAGTAATTCTATGGTGCTTGGTTCTACGGCTACTCCTTCTGCTCAAAATGTTAGCAATGAAATAACGTTAGGTAATTCTAGTATATCTACTTTAAGATGTCAACAAACTAGTATTACTGCTTTATCAGATGAAAGAGATAAAAAAGACATTGAAACATTACCTTATGGATTAGATTTTGTAGATTCTTTAAAACCTAAAAAGTTTGTTTGGGATCATAGAGCAGAAACTGATTCAGATGGTAATGAGTTTTTTAGTAATAATAAAGGTAAAAAAGATATTGGATTTATAGCACAAGAACTACAAAGTGTTGACGACGATTATTTAAATTTAGTATTTGACTCTAATCCAGAAAAATTAGAAGCTACATACGGAAGATTAATACCTGTGTTAGTTAAAGCAATACAAGATTTATCAGCAAAAGTAACAGCATTAGAAAACGCTTAATAATAACAATAAATAAATAAAAATGTATAAAAACGTAATTACATCAGAAAATACACCAGATAGCCACAAGGCAGTTATTGTTGGTCAAGTAGATGGTCAATTAGCAGAAGCTGCAGACGAAAATACTTCAGCAGAGCAATTGCAGCGTCTTAAAGATCACTTTCTTTGGTTACTATCTAACGACTTTTATAAAGACGAATGTAGCGCTGAGCAAGTAAGTGGCATGGAGTCATATTTACCAGCTGATTACAAAGATAGCTACGAAGATTTACCTGTACAGTAGATTTACTAAAACAGGTGTAACTATATAAATATAAAACAATTAAATTAAATAAAATAAAATTATGAGTAAAGAAATTAAAAAGATAGAAGAAATAGAACTTTCTAAAGTAACAGAGCAACAACAAAGATTGTCAGAAGCTCTTACTAACATTGGTGTATTAGATGTACAAAAATTAAGTCTACATACTAAAGTAAAAGAAATTAGTGATGAAATTGAAGCTACTAAAAAAGAATTAGAAGCTAAATATGGAAAAATTAATATTGACTTAAAAGACGGAAGTTATACAGAAATAGAAAAAACTGATGGCAAGTAATATTAGAAAGATTAGTATTGGATCTGACTATAAAAACGATGCTATGCACTATTCTATAGGTCAACAAGTTTACGGTGGTCACGAAATATCACATATACTTTTTGAAGATTCAGATAATTCTTATAATATACATATAAAGAAAAAAGACGAAGTATTACCATGGAAGAAATTTAATTCTCACATGGCTATATCAGTTGAGTATGATTTAGAGTATTAATGAAAAGTTTATATGATTTTATCGTTGAACCATTAGGCGATAAATACAGTAATACTGTAAGTGTTGGTAATAAAAAACTAGTTGTAAATACTAAAATAGAAAATTGGAAATTTGTTAACAGAGTGGCTAGAGTTGTAGAAACTCCAGCCGCTTTTTCCACTCCTATAAAAAAAGGTGATACTGTCATTATTCATCAAAATGTATTTAGAACTTTTTATGATATAAAAGGCAAAAAGAAAAAAAGCAGATCTTGGTTTAAAGATGATTTATATTTTTGTGCAGCAGATCAAATTTATTTATATAAAAATAATGCTGATTGGCAAACTATAAATGATAGATGCTTTGTAACACCTATAAAAAACACTGAAGATTTAACACTTGATAAAGAGGTAAAGCTTGTTGGTATACTTAAATATGGTAATAAGTTCTTAGAAGCGCTTAATATTAATCCAGGTGATTTAATTGGTTTTACACCTAAAAGTGAATGGGAGTTTTTAGTCGATGATAAGCGGCTATATTGTATGAAATCAAATGATATTGTAATTAAGTATGAGTACGAAGGAAACGAAAAAGAATATAATCCAAGCTGGGCGAGTAGCAGTTGAAGAATTAATTAAGGTAGCTAAAGAACCTATTGTAGATTCAAATGATGATATATCTGCTGATAGATTAAAAAACGCAGCGGCGACAAAAAAATTAGCAATATTTGATGCTTTCGAAATATTAAATAGAATACAAGAAGAGCAAGATATGTTAGAAGATAAACCAAAAGAAGTTAAAAAGCAAAACACTTTTAAAGGCTTTGCAGAAGGAAGATCTAAGTAATGTATCAACAAGATTTATTGAAAATATTAAAAAACCATATTAAACCTAAAGTTCTTAAACGAATGAATAGGTATAAAAAATGGGAGTACGGTTATAACGAAGAACACGATATTGTAATTATAAGTAAAACTGGTAAAATAGGTGATATATATGAAATACAAAATCTTAAAATAGCTTTACCAGAAAAAGAAAACGTACATAAGTTTAATAATAATAAGTGGAATCAATTTCAATATCCAAAAACATTAAGTAGAATTAAATCTACATTTGATTGGAGACAATATCCACAAGATTTTAAAGAAAAGTGGTATGATTACATCGATAATGAGTTTAACCGTAGGGAAGAAGGTTTTTGGTTTTATAACAAAAGCGTTGCTACTTACATTACTGGTACTCATTACATGTACTTGCAGTGGAGTAAAATTGATGTCGGGGCACCAGACTTTCGGGAGTCGAATAGATTATTCTACATTTTCTGGGAAGCTTGTAAGGCCGATGTACGGTCTTACGGATTGTGCTACCTTAAAAACAGACGTTCTGGGTTTTCCTTTATGGCATCAGGAGAGGTGGTTAACTTGGCAACTATATCCTCTGACTCTAGATATGGTATATTATCAAAGTCCGGTCCTGATGCTAAGAAGATGTTCACAGATAAGGTGGTACCCATATCGGTTAATTACCCCTTCTTTTTCAAGCCGACCCAGGACGGAATGGACCGCCCAAAGACCGAACTTGCCTACCGTGTCCCAGCCAGTAAGTTTACCCGTAGAAAACTTACCGCGACCAACGACGAAACCTTACAGGACGAATTACAAGGTCTTGACACCACGATCGATTGGAAGAAC